GACGCTGATGGCGCAGGCGGCGCAAGCTGTAGAAACCGCGGAAGCGGCGGCAGACGCGGCCTATGCGGCAGCCGCTGCGACGGGGCAGGCAGCGCATGCCGCCCGCCATGCCACAGGCGGGGAGGATCCTGTTTTCCCCGCTTCCATCGGCGCAGCGGCAACAAGCCATGCCCACGGCAGCTTGACCCACGACGGCAAGATCGGCACGGCGGCGAACAAGGCCGTGTACACCGGCACGGGCGGGACGCTGCAAGCGGGCACGCTGCCCGTCGCCGCAGGCGGCACAGGAGCGGCAACTGCGGCAGGGGCGCTCGCCGCACTCGGCGCGCAGCCCGCGCGGCTGACCTTCACGGAAAAGACCGTTGCTACAAGCGCATGGACGAGCGATGCGGCCTACGCGGACTACCCATACCGCGCGGCGGTGGCC